CCCGCCGTGTTGATAGCGTCCATTTGCTCGGAGAAGGCCTTACCCTGCGCGGCGCTGTAGGCGTTCTCGAAGCGCTGGCCGGCGTCTACTTGAACCCTTGACGCCCCCGCCGCCGCCTTCTCCTTCACCCACTGCTCATAGGTGCCGCCGTAGCCCTGCTGCTTGGCGAATTGGTACTCAGCGACAGACGAAGGCGGGGCGGCCGGCTTCGGCGTGGCCCTGTACGCCTCGCTCACGCCCTGCGGCCCCACTTGCACCAGCGCATCGCCCACCACCTTGAACTCCGGCGCCCGCTGCGTCGGGAAGGCCGCGCCCAGGTACTCCGTCGGCGAGACAGCGCCAGCCCGCAAACCCCCGTGCAGCGCCTGCAGCCGCGGGTCAACCGCCGGCATGCGCTGCGCGTTCGCCACGGTAGGCCCGCCACCGCCGGCCAGCGCCTGCTGGCTTGCCAGCATCTCGGGCGACGGCAGCGACTGCGCCCAGGCCTGCGCCGCAGCCTGCCGCTCCTGCTCCCGCCGCACCCGCTGGAGCTCCATCTCGCGCGCCTGGCGCTGCTGCTGGTTGCGCTGCGCGCCTTCGTAGGCTTGCATGGCGCCCATGCCCGCCTCCCCCAGCGCCTGGCTGAATCGCGGCTGACGGCTGGCCAGTAGCTGCAGGCCCAGCGTCAGAAGGCCCTGCGTGCGCGGGTCGTCGTAGTTGCTGCCGAGTGCGCCAAGAATGCCCTGCATGTCAACCTCCTCGGCCGAGGAAACGGCCGGCGCCCATTGATAGGCCGCCCGTGTTGGGCAGCGTGTAGTCGATCACCGGCTGGCGCGGCTGGCCTACGCGCTGGCCACCGCCCATCGTCAGGCCGCTGCTCCATGCCTGGGGCGGGCCGTAGGTCGGCGGGGTGCCGCCGCCGCCGCCGCCTTCAGCGCCGCCCATAACGCCGCCGAGCACGGTGACCAAGGCCCTGGCCTGCTGTGGGTTCTGACGAATCCAATCCTGAACCCCGGACGCGCCGCCGCGCAAACTGTCCAGAAAGCCCGGGGCAGTGTCGTTGGGCACGCCCATGCTTGACAGGGTGTCCTGCCCATAGCCACTGCCGGGACCGTAGGGGTCTGGCTGCGATACGGTCGGCGCGTCCACCGGGGTGGCGCTCTGCTGCTGCGCGACTTCTGGCAGCGTGCTAGTGCCTTCAAACGCTCCCGCCGAGAGTCCTAGCCCTGTCGTGCCGCCGAATCCAAGTCCGGTTGTCCCCAAACTGGTGGCAGTCGCTGGAACAGATGCCGGGATTGACAATCCTGCCCCGGTCCCGCCGAAACCAGTGGTAGTGCCAGCGCCAATGCCTGCGTTTGACGTCGCGCCCGACAGAGACAGCCCCGATCCACTAACGCCGCCCGTCGCGCCACCGCCCACAACCCCTCCAGCCGGCGCAGTGCCAGCCGCTCCACCCGCAGCGCCACCAGCAGCACCGCCCGCCATGCCTGACAGAGCGGTGCCTCCGAGATACCCCGCCCCGAGCACTAGGGCAGCTTCGCCTAACGCGCTCCAAGTCTGGCGCGCCCCCGACCTCTCCCGTTGCGCCTTGATGGTGGATTCGTCCATCGTCCACTGCCCGGTCGCCGGGTCTTGCCGGTACTGGACAGAAAACGTGTCGTGCTTGTGCATGCCAGGGCGCTGGAAAGTGGCGAGCATCGAGCCGTCGCCAAGTGGCACGAGGCTGTTGTATTTGCTCTGAAACGGCGTGTCGGCCAGCGCGTTCAGGTCGAGCATCCATGAGCCGGGGCTCACACTCACTCCGCTGTCGCCTTCTGTGATGGTGTCTGCTCCCATCACCGGCTGCAGACCCCGAATCGCCGCATACGGATCAACCGGCGCCCCCACCGGCCCCGGCTGCTGGACGGCAGGCGCCGCCGCTGCAGGCACCGCCGCCGCTGCGGGCCGCGCCTGTTGCGCCGCCAGCATTTGCATCAGCGATGACGCCCGCCCAGGACTGCCATCTTCCCGCTGCCATGACCGACCCAGGCTGCCGCCCATCTGCATAGCCATTACGGCCCCCCTCCCAGCAGTTTCCACAGCGCCGCGGCCGTCAATGCCCCGCCCGAGACTTGCGACAGCACGGACGGATCAGGCGCGTTCGTCGTCGTCGTCGTGCCAGGGTTCACGCCGCGCAGGGCATTACCCATCACGTCAAGCTGGCGGAGCGGATAGTCGCGCTCCTCGGTAAACCGGCTGTATTCGTCGTCGAGCAGCCGCTGCTCCTGTTGCTGCGTGGCAGCCCCGGCACGGCCCAGGCGGTCGATGTCGGCGTAGTCAGCCTGCGCCAGGTCGGGGGCCATTCCCAGCGCCTGCAAGATGCGGCCGCGGCCCGAGTTCGTCATCGCGTCCTGTCGTGACGCGAAGCTCTCACCGAGCTGCCGGCGCTGCGTCAGGTCGGCCAGCCGCATGTCGGTGGAGACGCGGCCCAGGTTGCGCTGCAGGGTGTCGGCCCCGAAGCCCGCAGCCTGCGCCACGTTGGCATTGCCGAAGCTGCCCGAGCGCGACATGGCCGTGTCGAAGGCCGGGGCCTGCACGGTGTTCCAGGCGCGCACCATGTCGCCCTGCGCGTCGCCGATGCTCTGCGTCAGGTACGGGTTGCCCTCGCCCAGGTACGGATTCGCCGTCGCGCCGGGCTGCTGCCCCTCAAACTGCTGCTGCAGGGCCTGCTGCGCCGCCGGGAGTAGCGGGTTGCCCTGCGTCGCGCGGGTGGCCTGCGCCTGAAGGCTCTGCTGCTGCCACGGATTGAAGCCCGCCACGCGGTCGCCGCTGTAGCCCTGATACGCGCGGTCGGCGGTTTGCTGAGCGCGCTGCAGGTAGCCGGCGGCGTAGGGTTGCGCCCAATCGGGCATCGTGGTCGAAGAGGTGGTCTGTGCCATGTCAAGTCCCTGTCAGGGTTCGCATCTCGCGCCAGGTGCCCGGCGAGCCGCCGGCCACGCAAATCCAGCCGATGAGCACGTAGCGCGAGCCAGCCGCGCCCAACTCGGTCGGGTTGCTGTTGCGCACTTGGTCGCCCTGCTGCCACCGCCCGGTTGTCGGGGCGGCTGTAGCGGCGTCGTCAATGCCCACGAATCGACCGGCGGCCAACTGGTTGACCTTGATCGCCGTGTCGCGCAGCAGCGGCATCAACGCCCTTTGCAGATCGGTGTCGTACGCGCTTTCAGGCGTGGCCGGGAGGAGCGGGGTATCTTTGAGCTTCATCGGCGCCCCGATGCCTTGGCCTGGATGCCCAGGCCGGTGAACACGCACGGCCCCGTCATCGTGAACGTGAGCCGGTGCCAGCGGGCCGACTGCCGCAAGTGGAACGCACCATCGAACAGGGGCGACGATCCGCCAGCCACTGCGGGGCCGCCCGTGTTGCTGTACGTCTGCCCCGTCACGCTGGCCGAGGTCGGCTGCTGCACGAAGCGGATGCGCGCCTCGCTCAGGTAGCTGGCCGCCTGGTCGTCGCCCAGGTCGCCCGTCGTGAAGCTGCAGCCCGTGCTGCCGCCCGTGTAGGTGCGCAGTTGGTTTGCACCATCGAACACCGCCAGCGCCCGGCCGCCCTGCAGCCAGAATTGCGAGTCGAACGGGATGTTCGGCAGCCCGTCCATCGTCGCCGCCACGGTGTTCAGCGTGTCATAGGTCAGGCCCGGCTGGATGAAGTCCAGAGCCGCCTGGATGGTGCGATCCGCCCGGCCCCAGCGGCGGGTGCCCATATGCACCACCAGCGTCGTGTCGGGCGTGCCGTCAGTCGTTGACGTGCCAGGGAAGAAGATCCATACGCGGTTGTTCTGGCGCTCGTACCGCACGATGGTGCGGAAGCGGAAGGCCGGCGAAGAGTTGTCGAAGAAGAACTGCCGAATCTCGTCCTGACCGAAGGGCTGCGCGCGTACGCCGTCGTAAACCCAGATGTTGTCCTCGCCCACGAACACGTGCAGTCCGTTGGCATCGCACACAGCCTCAGGCCCGACGACGCCCTGCTCCCCAGGCACGGGCTCCCACTGCCACACGGCCTCGCCGCCGACGTAGGTGCCCAGGAACATGGCCTTTGCCTTGTAGGCCACCGCCTGCTTGCCCAGCGCCAGCCCGGCCAGCAGATCGCCGCCACCCTGCACCAGACGGCCGCTGTTGGCCTGAGTCGTGATGCTCGGCGCCCACGTGGCGTGGTTGAAGATGCCGCAGCACCACCACCTGTCGCCCTGGTCCCCAAAGCCAGCGTCTGAGGTGTTCAGGGCCATCACGAAGTCGCCCACGCTGAACACCACCCGGGCGATGGGGGCGCCTGCGATGTCGGCGAACGCTCCGCTACCGTTGCTGGCCTGGATCACCTGCGCGTCGTTGGCCGCGATGCTGACGTTGCCAAACTGCGTCAGGCTCCAGCGGCTGTCGGCGCCGCCCGTGTACGCACCACCGCGCGACACATCCACCCAGGATGACCCCGAAAGCTCATACAGCCGCGCAGCCGTGCCCGCGAAGATGCGCCGCGTGCCGTTGATAAGGCCCACCACCGCACCGCCCCGGCACGGGGCAATGAGAGCGCCCACACCCGAAGGCGCCACCGCGGAAGGCGCACCCGCAAATCCGTCCTCAGTGGGCACCATGTTCGCGCAGGCCGTCATCACGCCCGGCGTCGTGGGCGGCATGTCAGGCGCCAGCCCGATGAGCCGCACCATCTCCATCAGAGTCGCACCCCGGGGTCACTGGCGATGGCCAGCGGGCCGCTGAAGCGCGCGGCGTCGTCGGCGTTGCGCGCGGCTTCCATGGCGTCGGCCCACAGCGGGGTCGCCGTGGCCAGCAGCTCAGAGTCGCGCAGCCACGCGGCGGCCTCCATCACCATCGCCCACAGGTACACGGCGGGCAGGGTGTCGAGCACGACGTTCGTGCTGGCATCGGCAACCGGCGTCACCGGCCGCGCGTAGTACAGCAGTTCAGCCGTGATGGGGCTGGACGCCCCGACGACAATGCGACCACCGCGGACGGTGTAGTACATCACCTGGCCGGCAGCGCCTTCGAGCGGGGAGAGCCAGTCCGACACCCGGAACTCCAGCGGCACCTTGCGGCCGTTGCGCATCACGCTCACGCGCTCGATGCTCAGCAGGTTCGTCGGCAGGGCAGCGTCGAGCGGCTGCGCGGCCACCGTGGTGAGCATGCCCGACAGCCGAAGCCCCGGGATGCGGTTGGTGCCGGCGTAGATGCGCTGCTCGGCCAGCTCCAGCCACGTCGTCATGAGCGACGAAGCCGGGGTCACGTCGCCCCGGTTGACGTAGTCCGCGACGGCGGTTTTGAGCTGACCGAAGTTCATCGCTTACGACCGCGAGATGATGAGCACGATGCCATCACCGCCACGGCCACCGGCCCCGCTGTTGCCGATAGTGTCTTGAGCAGCGCCACCGCCGCCACCGCCGGCACCACGGCCACCAGCGCCACCGGCCCCCGCGTTGCCAGTGACGGACGAACCACCACCGCCGCCACCAGTGCCGGGCAGGCCGGACGTACCGCCGAATTCCAGGCCGGCACCACCATTGCCGCCGCCGAGCGTGCCAGCCGTGCCGCCGGTGGCGTTGTTGCCGTTCGCCAGGCCGCCAGCGCTGCCCGCAAAGGCTGCGTTTGCCACCGAGGTGCCACCGCCACCGCCGCCACCTGTCGGCGTTGTTGCGGTACCCGCCGTCGCCGCAGCACCCGCAGCACCCGCGCCCCCCACAGCGCCAGCCGGACCAATGAAAGCGCCACGAGTAGCAGCAGCGCCAGCAGTCCCGCCAGCCGTGGTGCCACCACCGCCACCACCGCCGCCGTTTGCGACCAGCAAAGTGCCGAATGACGAGCTACCGCCCGCAGCCCCGGCGTTACCGTCGGTGCTGGTGGCCGTCACCGCAACGCCACCAGCGCCACCAGCGCCGACAGTCACGGTTACCGGCGACGTCACCAACTGAGCGGGGACCGTGGCGAACGACCGAGCACCAGCGCCACCACCGCCACCGCCACCGGAAATGGCCGCTAGTGCGGTCTTCCGGCCGGAGCCACCACCGCCGCCAGCACCCATGACGATCACTTCGTACTCGCTCGCCCAATCGTTGCGCCGCCAGCTAAACGTGCCCGGCGTGTCGAACATATCGATCCGCGGGATGCCGCTGAAGATCGGCGACAGCTCGTAGTACAGATCGCGGCCGATGGCGACGATGTTCAGCGTGGTCCCGGGGCCTACTTGTCGATTGAAGTTCGACGCCGGGCCTTCGTAGATTGGCGTCCCGGTCGGCGCTTCGACGCGCACGTTGCCAGGGCCTTGAATGACAACGAATTTCGGGGTGACGATGGATTCGACGGCCGAGCCGCCTGCAAGGATGACTGGCATGTCAGGAGTCCTCCAGCGGGGTGATGTTGACGAGCGACGCCACGCCGTTGTCGATGGCTGACCAGTGCGTGCGCGTGCCGACGCTCAAAATTTCGGGCGCGTTGGGCTTGATGAGCATGTCGGTCGTCACCGCCGCCACGGCAGCCACACCCAGGCGGATGAATATCGGCTGCGTCACGGCCACGCGCACAAAGCGCGGGCGGGTGCCTGCAGAGGTGTTCGGCAGCAGCGCAGCAGCCGTGGCCGTGCTTACCGTCGTGGTGACGGTCTGGCCTGGCGCCGCTACTGTGTATGAGGGGAAATTGGGGTAAGGCATCACATCCTCCCTGGTGCGATTCGGAAATCAGCCAATGCAGGGTCGTTGACCATGCGCTTGACGTGCTCGGGGTTCTTCATCCACTCGCGGAAGGTGATCCCGTTCACGTTGCAGTAGTGCTCGATCAGCACGGCGGGAAAGCTCGCCATGAGCTTCATGTCCTTTTCGCCGTGGTGGCCTTCGTTGTGCCGGGCGATGCAGTAGTCGCGGATGTCGCCGACGTACTGTTCCCGCACCACTTGCGCGCCGTCGTCGGTTTCGACCCAGCGGCCGTGCACGTCGCCGTCTTGCGGCGCAAAGATCGTGTGTGTTGCCATGTCGGTGCCTATGTGAATGAGGCCCCACCTTGCGGCAGGGCCTCTCCCGGCTTACGCGTTCAGGTCGCGGATTGCGGCCATGCCGCGCTCTTCGCGCAGCTGCAAGGCCCACTCGCTCTCGATCATGAAGTTGCGAGCGCTGCCGATGCGGGCCAGCTCCTCGCTCTTCATGTCGCGCAGCATCGCCACCGCGGCCAGCTCGTCATCCACGAGGTACATGTCGCGCGTGCGCACCATGTTGCGGTTCGGCACGATCTTGAAGTCGCCGAAGTCGCTCCCGTAGATGTCATACGCCGCCTGCAGCTTCTTGTCCTCGCCCTTGATGAACTTCGTGCCGTTGCCGGTGAAGCCAGCCGAGATGACCTGCTTGTGCGACGGCGTCACCATCAGCATCGACGGGTTGCCGCCGTTGGTGTAGGCGCCCAGGATGGCGGTACGGAGCAGCGGCTCGGTGAAGGCCCGCAGCGTGCCGTCAGTCGGGCCGACGTTGGTCGTGATGTTGGGCGCCACACCGCTGACGCCGAGGCCCGGGTTGGTCTGGGTCCAACCACGCAGGCCGCGCGTCTGGCGGGTGCCGGAAGCCACGAACACGGGGTTCTCGATGGCCGCCAGCTCCATGTCCTTGCGAACTTCCTTGCCCTGCTTCACCGTCTGGTAGCGGATTTCAGACGGGCGGCCAGCCTTCTTCACCGCTTCTTGGGTGTCGGAGATCGAGAACGTCACCCGGTTGATCTGGCACGGGTTCGTCAGGCGCTGCGTTGCCACGACCGCGGTGTAGGTCGCGTCGGCGCCTTCAGCCACCAGCGAGCCGGCGCCCGGAGCGCGCAGCACGTCGCGCTGCCACTCGTGGGTCACGCCCGTGGCCTGCACCTTGTCGATGCTGGACATGAACGGGGTATCCGACGGAGCCGTGTTCCAGATCACGTCGACGAGATCTTCCCGGTTGCCGATGGCCGCCGAGGTCAGAAATGCGTTTGCGGGCATGATGCCCTCCTTTGTGCGTTAGGTGTCAAGCGATTCGAGGTAGCGCTTGACGTCTTTCATGGAGCGGCCGGACTTCATGAACTGCTCGCGGGCGCGGGCAGCCTTGTTCGTCTGGCCTTGCGATTGGGTGCCGGCGTTGCCTGCGCGCAGGGTCTTGGGCGCGACATCGGCCAGCTTGGACTTGATCGAGCGGCTGGTGCCATCCAAGGCAGCCAGGCGGCGCTCGGCCTGCACCAGGCGGTCAAGCAAGTGCAGCATCCGGTGATCGGTGACGCCAGCCACGTCCTCAGGCGTGAAGCCCGAAACGCTGGCGGCCTGCACCGCGGATTCCAGGAACGCGGTGCGCTTGGCCGGGTCCGCGAGTTGCGGCAGCACCTTGACCGTGCGCTGGGCCTCTTCCAACAGGGCCTGCTGCTGCGCCTGCTGGCGCTGCTGCTGCTGGCTGCGGGTGAGTTCGCCCGTCTGTGCGTTCAGGGCTTGCAGGTCGCGAACCCGGGTCTCGTACGCCTCTTTCGCGTACAGGTAGCCGGCGGGGTCTGACTGTGCAAGCTCCAGGGGCGGCGGGTTGCCGATCAGGCGCTGGGCCATCGACACCACGGCCTGCTGGGCGCGCTGTACCTGCTGCAGCAGGTTGTCGGCGGCCTCTGTGCGCTCGGTCGCTGCCTTGCGCGTCTCTGCGGCCTCCTGGGTCTTGCGCGTGTAGTCCGCGG